TGCGTTAAGGGTTGAGCGCGATGCTGAGGGCGTGACTCAGCGTGCTCTGATGTGCGATAGCGATGGGTTGTGGTTGGCAAAGGATCGTAGCGGCAAGCTGGAGGCATGGGAAGCACCAGACCTTGGCGCCATCATTGAAAAGATTGGGGGCAAGGCATGAGCGACCAACAAGCATTTCCAGTTCATTACAACGGCCACGAGGGCATGACATTGCGGGACTATTTTGCGTCCAAGGCTATGCAATTAATCATGGCCGAAACAATCAGTTCAGATTCAGAAATAACTGATGATGAAGTTGCGCTTGCTTCTTATCGCATGGCTGATGCTATGTTGAATGTGAGGGAACTATGAGCGACCTAGAAACCCTAAGCGCAGATTGGCTACGTTACAAGACTCTTGAGGAGCGCACGGTAGTTGAGCGCCGCAAGATTGAAGACCAGATTGTCAAAGCCTTGCGCTTGCCTGATGCCTTTGAGTCTACGGAGACAGCAGAGCCTGACGGCTATGTGGTCAAAATCTCTGGCCGCATTGACCGCAAGGTTGACTCGGAAAAGTTGCAGATGCTGGCTACCGAGTCAGGACTGACCGAGCATCTGGCTACCCTGTTCCGCTGGAAGCCAGAGCTAAACCTAACGCTCTGGAAAGCAGCAGACGAAACCATCACTAAGCCGCTTGCGGCTGCAATTACGGCCAAGCCTGGCCGTCCCTCTTTCAAAATCACCATTAAGGAATAATCATTATGGCTTTTCTCACCGAGACTTTTGACGTTAACGAGTTGCCTGCGGGTAACGCTAACAACTTTGAACCGCTGCCTGCTGGTTGGTACACATGCACCATCAGCCAAGCTGAGTTAAAGGACACCAAGGCTGGCAATGGACAGTACATCAAGCTGCGCTATGACATCACCGGCCCGAGCCACCAAGGTCGGGTGGTGTTTGGCAACCTCAACATCAAGAACGCCAACCCCAAGGCCGAGGAGATCGGACGCCAGCAGTTGGGCGAGATCATGCGTGCGATTGGTCTGGCAAAGGTGGCCGACACTGATCAACTGATTGGTGGTCAGATCAGCATCAAGCTGGACATTAAACAAGACGCGCAATATGGCGCAAGCAACGAGGTGCGGGGCTTCAAGTCGGTGTCTGGTAGCGTAGCGCCAGTCGCTACAGCAGCACCGGCTTCTGCGCCAGCAGCCGCTGCTAAGGCAGCGCCACCTTGGGCTAAGAAGTAAGCAAAAAAAAGCCCCGCACCGATAAAAGTGCGGGGTTCAAGATCAATCAAGGAGAGAACAAGTGATTATTCCCCAACCAGATAATACCATCACCGCGTTAATTGACAAGCACCACGAGTCAAAGTCAGAAAAGCCACGCGCACACCTTGGCGCTAGCACATTGGGCCATGTCTGTGACCGCTGGCTGTGGTTGTCGTTCCGGTGGGCGGTGCAGCCTGAGTTCTCTGGCCGGATTTTGCGCTTGTTCCGCAGGGGGCAAAACGAGGAGGCCACCATCATCAGTGACTTGCGTGCCATTGGGCTAGATGTACGCAAGGTGTCTGCCCAGCATCGGGTTGACTTCGGAGGCCATGTCTCTGGCAGTTTGGATGCCATCATTGACAAGGGCGTGCCGGAAGCACCAAAGGCCAAGCATGTGGCTGAGTTCAAGACGCATTCTAAGAAGTCTTTTGATGCGCTGGTCAAGGATGGCGTGGAAAAAGCCAAGCCAGAGCATTTCACACAGATGCAAGTTTATATGCAAGGCACGGGGATTGACCGTGCGCTGTATGTTGCCATTTGCAAGGACGATGACCGCATCCATACCGAGCGCGTGAAGTTTGACAAGGAAGTCTCAGAAAAAGCGGTGCGCCGAGGCCACTACATTGCACTGGCCGAGCGCATGCCAGAGCCGATCAGCACTGACCCAAGCTGGTATCAATGCAAGTTCTGCGATGCGTACAAGTTCTGCCACGAAACTAAGACCACCAAGCATGTCAATTGCCGCACTTGTGCCAACGCCACGCCAATGCCTGATTCGACTTGGCACTGCGCTAAGTGGAACGATGTGATACCAGTGGACGCACAGCACAAAGGTTGCGAGTCGCATGTCCTACACCCTGACCTTGTGCCTTGGCAGCGTAAGGATGGGCCGGATGAGTTTACTGCTGTCTATGAGATCAATGGCGTGAACATGGCAAACGGTGACCCAGCGCAAGAGGGCGTCTGGGGTAGCACGGAACTGCTGGCTAACGCCGAGGCTTGTACTGGTGGTGATCCTTTGATTGCTGAGATGCGCCAGGTTTGGAATGCGCGGGTGGTGGGGTGAGCAATTTATTTGACGAGTACCCTGAGTGGGTCGGTATGCCTGAATTTGTCCAAGAAAAAAAAGAGCCATTTAAAGAGCTAATTGTCAGGTTTGATACCGAGGCCGATTACAAAGACTTTGAAAAAGTTATCAACCAAAAGCTGACTATAAAAACAAAAAGCATTTGGCATCCGTTTAAGTCGCACTGGGGGCTGGAGCGCAAGGTGTACATCGATGAATCCTAAGTTCCCAGTTTACATAGTGTCTAAGGGACGCCATGCGAATGGACTTACGACCAGAGCGCTGCATGAGATGGGCGTGCCGCACTACATTGTGGTGGAGGAACAGGAGCTTGACTTGTACAAAGCTGGTAGGTGCTACGGGGAGTTGTTGGTGTTGCCGCCGATATACAAGGCTGAGTACGAGAGTTGTGACGCTTTGGGTTATGCGGGTAAGAGCACGGGGCCGGGCCCCGCACGAAACTTCTGCATCGACCACTCCATTTGGAAAAAGCACGCCCGTCATTGGGTCATGGATGACAACATCGATGCCTTCCACTACCTCAATCGGAACGAAAAATTTGAGGTTAGAACAGGCTCAACCCTTCTTGCAGCAGAAGATTTTGTCTGCCGCTATTCCAATGTTCCAGTGGCCGGTCTTAACTACTATTCTTTCTGCAAGAAGGGCGACCCAGTGCCGCCGTACATCTTGAACACACGCATCTACTCATGTCTGCTGATTGACAACTACTCTGGCTACCGCTGGCGTGGACGATACAACGAGGACACTGACCTGAGTATTCGTGTGCTGAAGGATGGTCTTTGCACAATTCAATTTAACGCATTCCTGTGCGGGAAGATCACCACACAGCGAATGCGTGGTGGTAACAGTGCAGATTTTTACGATGCAGAGGGGACTTTGCCCAAGAGCCAGATGCTGGCCGATTTACATCCAGATGTTGCCAAAGTCGTTTTTAAATTTAATCGCTGGCATCACCATGTTGATTACTCAAAATTTAAAAACAACCGATTGCAAAAAATTTTAGACACAACTTCAATGCCCAAAATAAACAATTACAAAATGGTGCTTAGCAATGCTCCGTGACTACCAACAACGCACCATAGACCAGCTTTACGCATGGTTTGAGGAGGGCGGCAAGGGCAATCCTTGTTTGGTGTTGCCCACCGGATCAGGCAAGAGCCACATTGTGGCGGCGCTGTGCAAGGATGCCTTGCAGAACTGGCCCGAGACTCGGGTGCTGATGCTGACCCATGTGAAGGAATTGATCGAGCAGAACGCTGAGAAGATGCGCCAGCACTGGGCCGGTGCTCCGATGGGCATCTACAGCGCAAGCATTGGCCGCAAGGACTTGGGTGAGCCGATCACCTTTGCTGGCATCCAATCGGTGCGTACCAAGGCCAAGCAGTTAGGCCACACTGATCTTGTGATTATTGACGAGTGCCACTTGGTCAACCACAAGGACGAGGGCGGCTACCGCACGCTGTTAGAGCAGCTCAAGGCCATCAACCCTGCGCTGCGGGTGGTGGGTTTGACGGCCACGCCTTACCGGTTGGGGCATGGCCTGATCACGGACAAGCCAGCGCTGTTTGATGCGCTGATTAATCCTATCAGCATTGAGGAGTTGATTTACAAAGGCTATCTGTCAACCTTGCGTTCCAAAACCACCAAGGCCAAGCTGGATGTGACTGGTGTGCATAAGCGTGGCGGCGAGTTCATTGAGTCTGAGTTGCAGGCTGCGGTGGACACGGACGATCAGAACCAGAAGGTGGTGCGCGAGGTGGTGGCATTGGCTGGTGACCGCAAGGCGTGGCTGGTGTTTTGCGCTGGTGTAAAGCACGCGCAGCACGTTGCAGAGGTCTTGCGCCAGCATGGCGTGGCGGCTGAGTGCGTGACCGGCGAGACGCCAAAGAAGGAGCGCGAGAGAATGCTGGCCGACTTTAAGGCTGGCCGCTTGCGTGCGCTCACCAATGCCAATGTGCTGACCACCGGCTTTGACTACCCAGACATTGACCTGATCGCCATGCTGCGCCCCACCATGAGCGCCAGCCTGTATGTGCAGATGGCAGGGCGCGGGATGCGCGTCAAGAGCCACACCGATCACTGCCTAGTGCTGGACTTTGCTGGCGTGGTGTCTACGCACGGGCCGATCACTGCTGTCCAGCCCCCTAAGAAGGGCGGGGACGGCAATGGCGAAGCACCAGTTAAGGTTTGTGATGAGTGCGGTGAACTGTGCGCCATATCAGCGGCAGTTTGCCCTGCTTGTGGGACTGCATTTCCAGCCCCAGAACTTAAAAAACTCAAGCTGCACGATGACGACATCATGGGGCTAGATGGCACTGATCTGGATGTAACAAGCTGGGCATGGCGCAAGCACATCAGTAAAGCCTCGGGCAAAGAGATGCTGGCGGTGACTTACTACGGGGGCTTGAGTGACCCAGCCATTACAGAGTACCTAGCTGTTACGCACGAAGGCTACGCCGGTCAGATGGCTTTGCAAAAGCTCGTGGATATAGCAGAACAAGCTCAGATCGAGCGTGGTGGCCTCAACGTGCAGTCGTTGGAGGAGATGGCCCAGAACATGAATCAAGCGCAGCCACCAATTCATATTGAGTTTAAGCGCGATGGCAAATTTTTTAGAGTAATGAGGAGAAGATGGTATGAGACACCCTGAACCGGATTTGGTGACTGACTACAAGCGCTGGCTAGCCGCTGGCCCACCGAGGTGCTGCCACACCTGTGAGCATTACGGCGTGGATGGCCTGTGCGTTGAGTTTTTCATGCAGCCACCAGAGGAGTTTGCGGCCGCCGTGGGCGAGTGCGATAGGTGGGAATCAGAATGCCCAATTTAGAACGCATCCCTACCGAACACGAGGAGCAGCGCGAGTTCGTGCGC